CGCTCCTGCTTACCTGCTACAATATCAACTAAGCCACCAGGAAACCCCATTTCGGTGTGATTATGGCGTCTTTCTTTTGTTGTCAGGATGCGAATCCCTGCTTTGGTCCTGACACAGACCCAGATACAGGCGCTGTTAGTCCGAGGCATACGATCGACTGATTCAAGAGACATCTGTGTGTGCGTAAATATTATTATTAATGGATTGTACATAGATTTTTTTTCAATTTTTTTTTATAATATTTGTATGTATATTAGCGTTTATATTTATTATAATAATATATATAAAAACTTAATAATATAAATTAAATAATGAATAACTCTGATAGTTCCAATTCAAATAGTGATTCAAATAGTGATTCAAATAGTGAAAGTAGCGATTATGCTGATAAAGATTTAGGTGATGAATATTATGGAATGATTTTAGATAATAGGTATATTATATTACATAAAATTGGATTAGGAGGGTATGCTTCTGTATGGTTAACTTATTATATAAATGATCCTAAAAAACAATATTATTATGCTTTAAAAATACAAAATCCAGAATATTATAACGAAGCTAAATTAGAAGTTGATACATATTTAAAAATATCAAATATAAAATCAGAATATTTAATAAATTTAATAGAATATTTTAAATTTAAACCATTACAATCAAAAAAATATGCAATTTGTATGGTATTTGAATTAATGGCTTGTTCATTATATCAATTAATCAGGAGAGGAAAATATAAAAAAGGATTACCACCAGAAATAGTTTATAATATAAGTTTGCAAATAATAGAAGGTGTTAAAGATATACATAAAAAATTAAAAATGATTCATACTGATATAAAACCAGAAAATATTTTAATAAAAGGATATGAAAAAAATATAAAAAATATAATTAATGAAATTGATAAATATAATTTATCAAATATGTATAAAGAAATGTTAGATAATGAAAAAAAAATTTTTACATTATCATTAAAAAAAAAAATTAATATAAAAAAATTAAAACAGATTGTTAAAAATAAAATGAAAGATAAAGTCATATCTATAATGGAACAAATAAAACAAAAAACAGATAGTGAAAGTGAAAGTGAAAGTGAAAAAGAATTAGAAAATGAAGATTTAAATAATATTAAAGTAGTTATATCTGATTTTGGTTCAATAATAGATTTAAATGATTATAATAAAAAAGAAGAAATACAAACACGATATTATCGAGCTCCTGAAATAGTATTAAAATGTAATTTTGATGAAAAATGTGATATTTGGTCTTTGGGTTGTACAATATATGAAATATTAACAGGTGATATATTATTTGATCCAGAAAAAGATGGATCATATAGTAGAGATTTTCATCATATATATTGGTTTTATGAAATATGTGGTGATATTCCAAAATGGATGATAGAAAAGAGTGATAGAAAAAAAGAATTTTTTAATAAAAATGGTAATTTTTTAGCTAAAAAACCAGAAACATGGAACATTAAAGAAGTTATTAAAGAAGAAAAAAAAAATGATATTATTGATAATGAAAAATTAGAACAGGTTATAGATATGATAGATTCAATGTTAAAAATAAATCCGAACGAAAGAAACATAATATTATAATAATTAAAAAAATTGCAAAAAATATTTATAAACAATTTAAAAAATCTTTAGATAATAAAAGATATATAACATGACAGAAATATTATCTAAAGATTTTTTAAAAAATATTAGAGATAAAATACAAAATGTTAAAAATACAAATGAAGCTGAAATAACAATAAAGATTCCATCGTTAACAATTTTTAACTATATATTAAAATCATTAAAAAAAAGAGCAATTGAAAATAAATTAATACTTACATCTCTAAATTCATTAGATGTAGGATATAATTATGATAATCATGGATTAAGTACATATCGTATTAGTATAAATAAATTAGAAAATATTAATAATATTCTTTCAAATATTTATGAACGTGAAAATCATGTTGTATTTGCTTTATTGTCGAGTTATATTTTACAGAAAAAAGAAAATATTTTAATAATTGAAAAAATAAAAAATATTCAAAATATAATTGTTGATATACCAAATAATTTAAGATTTAGGTTATCAGATGAAAAACATGTCGATGATGAAATAATAAAAAAACTACAATTTTTAAATAACAAAGAAAGAAATAAAATTACTTATAGATTTAAACATAGATTATCATTAACATTATTTGAAGATACTAATGTTAAAATTTGTACTGATTTGACTTTAGTTAAAAGTTCAAATAAAGCGTCAAATATTAATAAAGGTAAAGAAATATATGAATTAGAAGTAGAAATTACATTTAAAAAAGATATTAAAAATTTAGATGAAAAGTATATTTCAATGTTTTTTAATGAAGTTATGTATATGATTAAAATAATTCAGAATTCAGAAGAAATTATATCTATTGATGAATCAAAATCGGTTGTATCTAAATTATTACATATAACAAATACACCAGAAAATAACAGAGATTTACCTGGTATGCAATCAGCATCAGCACAAATAATTCATATAATTGATACTATTCCAAATGAATATTCGGTAACAGACAAAGTAGATGGTGAAAGACATTTTTTAATGGTATATAAAAAAAATGTATATTTAATTTCTAATAATTTAGTAGTAAAAAAAATAAAAGAATATAATTTAAAAGAAATTGAAAAATATGAAGAAACAATATTAGATGGTGAATATATATTTATAAAAAAACATCAAAAATTTATGTTTTTAGGATTTGATATTTTATTTCATAAAGGTAAAGATATAAGAGATAATAATTCATTATTACAAAGATACGAATTATTAAATGATGTAACAACAAATTTATTTGATCAAAAAAAATCAATTGATAAATATAGTGATATTTTTGATTTAAAAAAAATTAAAACATATTATCAAAAAGATATTAAAGATTATGTTCATTATATGAATGAAACACTAAAAAAATCTAATAAAAAAAATATAATATTAAGTAAATATTTTGTTTTTCCTTTTGGAGGACATACAATGGAAATATATCTTTATAGTAATTTAATATGGGAAGAATATACTAATAATGCTCCATATTTGATAGATGGTCTTGTTTATACACCAATTAAACAAAAATATAATATTGTTTCGAGTACTACTGTAAAGACTATATTAAAATGGAAACCAAGTAGTAAAAATTCAATTGATTTTTATGTTTTATATGAAAGAGATCCTGATACAAATCAAATTTTAAATGTATATGATAATTCAGTAGGTAATGAAAATGATGATATGTACAATACTAATGATAATTTTAAAGAAAAAAATAGAATATATAGAATATTAAAATTACATGTTGGAAAACATGTTAATGGACGAGAGAATCCTGTATTATTTCAGAAAGAAAGTAATAATTATATTGCTAATATATACTTAACTAATAATGAAGTTAGAGATATTGAAGGTGATATTATTGAAGATAATACAGTTGTTGAATTTGCTTATGATAAAAGTTTACCTGAAAATTTTAGATGGATACCATTAAGAACTCGCATGGATAAAACAGATATGGTTATTAAATACAAAAAAAAATATGGTAATGCAGAATGGATTAGTAATAAAATATGGATAAGTATTTTAGATGGTTTGGAAATTAAAGATATAGAATTACTTTCAAATTTAGATACATATGAAAAACATTATAATTATCTTAAAAGTAAAATAAATGCAAAATCTATTGAACAAATGAGACAAGAAAATAAGTATTATCAAGAAAAAAATATATTAGCACAAAGTATGGGACATTACCATAATTTTATTAAATCAAATCTAATTTATACATATTGCAGTTTAAAATATAATAAAAAAAGTTTGGATATATTAGATATTGGCTGTGGTCGTGGTGGAGATATAAATAAATTTTATCATTCACGAGTTGGATCATATATAGGTATTGATAAAGATTATGCAAGTTTATTTTCAGCTAGTGATAGTGCAACAAGTAGATATAATAATAATAAAAAAAAATATCCTGGTTTTACAAATATGAAGTTTATACAAGCAAGTGCTTCTATTGAATTTAATTATAATAATCAATTACCAATTATTGGTAATATGAATGATGAAAATAAAAAATTATTAATAAATACATTTGGTGAAGATTCAAAAAGCACAAATTATAAAACATTTGATATTATGAATATACAATTTTCAATACATTATTATTTTGAAAATGATAATTCGTTAAATAATTTTTTAAATAATGTTAAAAAATATTTAAGACAACATGGATATGTAATTATTACAACATTTGATGCTAATATAGTTCATAATTCATTTAATACTGATGGAAAAATAAATACAGAATATATGTCTAGTGATGGTAATAAAACATTTTTATATGATATTAATAGATTATATCCTTCAAATACCAAAAATTTAAAACAAACTGGATTAGCTATTGATGTTTTAATGAAATGGATTAATCAAGATGAATATTATAAAGAATATTTAGTTGAACCGTCATTTTTAATTGAATCTATGGAAAAGAACGGTTTAACGTTAATTGAAACAGATACATTTAAAAATGTATTTGATTATTATAAAGAATTTTTAATTAATAATGCTAATCAAGAAAGTATTCCGACAACAAAAAAATTTTTTAAAGATATAGCTACTTATTATGATGACAATTTTAAAAATTTCCATTTATATTCTTTTTTAAACAGGTATTATATTTTTCAAAAAAATTAATAATATATTATATGTATATTGTAACTAAAAACGCAAGAGTTTGCAATTACTTTATAGTTAAATTAATTTTTAGTAATTAAAAAAATTGATAATATATTTATTAAAATATATATTTAAATAGATAATAATTAAATATATATATAAATAATAATGGAAAATTTTGAATTTAAAGTTTGTAAAATTCCTAAAAATGAAAAATTAAAAACTAGTAAATATAATATTAAATATTCACATTTTCAATGCCAACCAAGATTTAATTTTGGATTTCATCATTTTATTCATACAGCTAAAGATAAATGTGAAATATTTAATGATCCTAAATATGCAAAAAAACATTTTGTAACTAATCCATTTGAACATCAAGTTAATGATTATGATAATGATATTAAAAAAATGTCTGAATTATATTTTGGAGTTAACAAAAATAATATTATATCAAGAGCATTTTATAAGTTATGGGAAATATTAATTATTTTTGATATTGTGCCATCTAAACCAATTACAGCTGTATTTTTAGCTGAAGCTCCTGGGTCTTTTGTACAAGCGACTACATTATTTAGAAATAAATTTAATGATGAAAAAGATAATTTAAAAGATAAATTTTATTGTATATCTGTTAATAATGGAAAAGATATTACTTTTAAAGAAGATATTTTAAAAGCATTAAATAATGTAACTATTTGTAAAGATAATAATGGTGACATTACTAATACATCAGTACAAAAAGATCTTAAGAAAAAGACAAATGAAGCTGATTTAATTACAGCTGATGGGGGATTTAATTGGATTAATGAAAATTATCAGGAACAAGAGGCTTTTAGACTTATTCTTGCCGAAATTATTTGTGCTTTTAGATTACAAAAAATATCAGGAAATTTTGTTCTTAAAATTTTTGAAACATTTACAAATGTAACATTGAAATTATTACTATTATTAAATACATATTATGAAGAAGTATATATTTATAAACCATTTACAAGTAGAATAACAAATTCTGAAAAATATGCTGTTTGTAAAAATTTTAAAGGTATTGGTAATACAGAATTACAAAAACTTGAAGAATTATTAGAAAATATAAATCAAAATGAAATGAAAGAAAATTATATTAATGATATATTTTTAGATTATAATCTTTCAGAAGATATTATTAATTTAAATAGAAAATTATCAATTGATATTAGTAATAAACAATTTGTGGCTATTAATAATACAATTTCATTTTTAAATAATGGAATCTTTTTTGGTGATGAATATAATAAATTTCATGACAAACAAATATTAGGAAATGATTTTTGGATTAATATATTTTTACCAATTGATAACAATGATCTAAAAAAAGTTAGAAAAAATATTAATAAAGATATAATTTATTATTAAATTTATTTTTATTACCACCTACTTTATTCGGATTATTTTTTTTTTGTGTGTAAAAATAAATTGCTAATCCAAATAATATTAATAAAAATATTATAAAAATATTTAAACTATAATTTGGTGCTTTTTCTTTAGCAGCTTTTTCTGCTGCTGCTTTTTCTGTAGCAGCTGTTGCTTTTTCAAAAGCTAATTTTTCACCTAAGTCTTTTTCAATATTATCTTTAAGGTCATTATTTTTATTAATTTTTATTATAACTATATATAAATATTTAGTTAATTATAATATTTAGAGAAAAAATGTAAATTGTTTTGTTATATTAAAAACGTAATAATTAATGATTTTGTTATAATAAAATTAAATAAGATAAATATAAAAATATTTTTAACCTAAATTTAATAAAATTGAAAATAAATAAATAGTATTTAAATAATTTTTTGTTTTTTTATTGTATCTAATAATAATTTTTTATTTTTGCATTTGATAACTATTTGGACTATATGGACTATATGGACTATATGGCATTGATTGTATATTTTGTTTTTTTTTAAATATAATAATAGCAATAAAAAATACAACTACCAAACTAATAATTAAATAATATATATTATTAGATTTGTCTGTTACTGGCGTTGATGGTTTATCTACTGGCGTTGATGGTTTATCTACTGGCGTTGATGGTTTATCTGCTGGTGTTGATGGTTTATCTGCTGGTGTTGATGGTTTATCTACTGGCGTTGATGGTTTATCTGCTGGTGTTGATGGTTTATCTGCTGGTGTTGATGGTTTATCTGCTGGTGTTGATGGTTTATCTACTGGCGTTGATGGTTTATCTGCTGGTGTTGATGGTTTATCTGCTGGTGTTGATGGTTTATCTGCTGGTGCTTTATCTGCTGATGCTTTATCTGCTGTTGCTTTTTCTTCAGCATCTTTTATTTTAGCTTTTTCAACTGCAGCAAAAAGAGCTGCATTCATAGTTTGGGTAGCAGCTAATGCAGCTGCAGCATTTTCTTGTGCTGCTTTTTCTTGTGCTGCTTTTTCTTCAGCAGCTTTTATTTTAGCTTTTTCAACTGCAGCAGCTAAAGAAGCTACAGCAGCTGCAGCAACAGCTTCTGTAGCTTCTTTATCAGCTTTATCTTTCGCTGCTTTTTCTTCCGCAGCTTTAACTTTAGCAGCTTCAACTGCTGCAGCTAAATCTGCAGCTATTTTAGCTTGAGCAGCAGCTAAAGAAGCTGCAAAAGCTCTTGCTGCTGCTTCTTGATCAGCTTTTTCTTGTGCAGCTTTAACTTTAGCTGCTTCAACTGCTGCAGCTAAATCTGCAGCTATTTTAGCTTGAGCTGCAACTACAGCAGCAGCAGCTGCAGCTGCTTCTTTATCAGCTTTATCTTTCGCTGCTTTTTCTTGTGCAGCTTTAACTTTAGCAGCTTCAACTGCTGCAGCTAAATCTGCAGCTATTTTAGCTTGAGCAGCAGCTGCAGCTGCTGCTGCTTCTTTATCAGCTTTATCTTTCGCTGCTTTTTCTTCAGCAGCTTTAACTTTAGCAGCTTCAACTGCTGCAGCTAAATCTGCAGCTATTTTAGCTTGAGCAGCAACTACAGCAGCTGCAGCTGCTGCTGCTTCTTGATCAGCTTTTTCTTTCGCTGCTTTTTCTTGTGCAGCTTTAACTTTAGCTGCTTCAACTGCTGCAGCTAAATCTGCAGCTATTTTAGCTTGAGCAGCAACTACAGCAGCTGCAGCTGCTGCTGCTTCTTTATCAGCTTTATCTTTCGCTGCTTTTTCTTCCGCAGCTTTAACTTTAGCTGCTTCAACTGCTGCAGCTAAATCTGCAGTTATTTTAGCTTGAGCAGCAGCTAAAGAAGCTGCAAAAGCTATTGCTGCTGCTTCTTGATCAGCTTTTTCTTGTGCAGCTTTAACTTTAGCAGCTTCAACTGCTGCAGTCATAGCTTTAACCATTGCCATCATTGCTTCCATATTATTTTGTAATTAATTATATAATATATAAAATATAATTAATTGTTAGAAAATAAATTATATAAAGTAATTGTAAACAATTACTGTATATGTTGATACTTATACACTCTAAAAAATATTATTATTTTTTAATATTTGGATACAAATATATTTCAGCTAATTTTTCACCTAAGTCTTTTTCAATATTATCTTTAAGGTCATTATTTTTATTAATTTTTATTATTCCATCTAACATTGATTCTAATAATGATAAATCTTTATTTTCAATAATATTATTAAATAATGTTGGATATGTGTCGTAAAAAGTTGGAAATATTTGAATCAAATAATTTTGATATTCCTTATTATTATTTTCTTTCATTTCTTTAAATTCATATGTATTAATAATTTTTTGTAATAAATCAACAGTATCTCTTATAGATTGTATTTCTTGATCAATATTATAATTATAATTATAATTATTACAAGACATTATATAATAATAAAAAATTATTCTTTAACTAGATTTAAAGCTTTAAAAATGAGATTTTCATTTATTATCATTTGATCAACATTTTCAAATAAAGGGTTGTTATTATCATCATTATATATTAATTTTTTATTTTCTTCTAATCCAATTGGTATAATCAAATAATTTAATAAAAAACTTTGTATTATTTGATGATTATAATCAAATAATTTAATATCATCAATATAACACATTTGATATCCATATTCAATACTATCTTTTATTTTTCCAAATGAAATTATAACATTTTTTTTATTTTTATTATAATTTTCTTCTAAATAATACACTTTAAAAATATTATTTTCTTCATAATATATCCAAATATTACATTCAAAAATACCAGAAATTAATAATATAACTTCATTATTAATAATATTATGTTTAATAATATTTATTAATTTCTTTCTATTTATATTTTTATTTATATTTGTTAATTGTAAAAAAATAAGAATAAAATCATTATATTTATATTTATCAAATGATTTTAAAAAACATTTAATAAATGATTGATAATTTTCTCCAATATCATAATCATATTTTGAAATATTTAAATTACTATTACTATTACTATTACTGTTATTTAATATACAATGTTTATAATTTGGTATTAGAGTTTCAATTATAGTATTTATATTTATCATTTATTAATTATATAATAATATTATTTTAAATAGTTATTAATTCAATTTTTATTATTTTTTAAAAATAATATTAAAGATTCTAAATCACGATTATCATTATATTCAATTGTTTCATTTTTTTTAACATTAATATAATATATACTTGGATATCCTTTTAAAATATTAATTTTTTGAATGAATGGATCTTCACTTTCTATTTCAATAATATTATATTCTTTAGTATTAATTTTAGTTTTTAATTCTTTCCATATTGGCATAAATGTTTTACAATGACCACACCAATTAGCATAAAATAATATTATTGTATCTTTATAATTTATATCCCACATTTATTTTATAATATAATATAATATAATATAATAATATATTATAACAATGAGTAAAAAAACAGAAAATAATATTATTGAATCTAATAAAACAGAACCTACATATTTAATTAAATTTTTATTAGTATATTACAATATTACAAATTTTGATGATTGTATTAACTGGTGTAAAAATAATATAGATCTTCAAAAAAAAACAATTAATAGAATATTAGATATAGTTTGGGAAGTAATTATTAAAAATGATTTTTTTGACAATGAAGAGACAGTTGATAAACTAGTTTTATTATATATTTATATTTATAAAAAAAAATATAATAAAGATATAGATTATCATATTATGGATAAAGTATTAAGAGAAAATGGAAAAAATATATTAAACACTAAATTAATATATAATTCTAATAAATCATATCAAAAAGAAATAAAAAAATCTATTTATAATAATATATAGATTAATATGCAAGGATTTGGATATAGAATTTTACCAAATATTGATCCAAGTATAAATCAATCTTTTATTGTAATACCTGAAGGACCTGGAGGAATCAGATATCCAGGTTATGGTTACCCAAGTTCAAATTATCCAAGTTCAAATTATATGATGTCAAATGAATCAAGAAAAAAACATAAACATAAACATAGACATAGACAAAGACATTATGAGGGGCAATATGGACAGTTTGGAATGCCTATTTTATCTCCTGAATTTTTATCTCCTGAATTTCCAGTTCCAATTCCAGGATATCCATATGGATATGGATATACTGACCCAGCTTCAGAAGCATTAACAGCAATAATTAAAGTAGCAAATGATGCTGCTGATCCTACCGGAGCACCAACTGCTAATGGTATAATTAGAGCAGTTAATACAATAATATCAACTTTAACTAAACCAGGAGCAACACGTGTTGTTTCAGCTGTTACAGCAGCTATAGCAGTTGTAGCAGGTAGTGTTCCGCTACCAACAGCAAGAAAAGCTGCTGATGATATAATAGCAGCTGCTAGAGCGGCAGTAACAACACCTACAACTGTATTACCATTTGGGATATCAGGAATACCAAATTTATCTCCTGGACCATATCCAGTTTTATCACCACGTTTTAGTAATGTAAGACATATAACTGATCCTGATGCAGATCCAGAATTACGGAGAAAAGTAGTTAAACATTTTTATAAACAATTAAAAGAAATATATTTTATTGATAAATTTAAAAAATTATTTCAATATATTATTATTGAAAAAGATGATAATAATGCAAGATTAGTAAAAACTTATGAAGAATATAAAAAAAATGAAATTAATAATGATAATGATTCAAAAATAAAAATTAAATTTATTACAGAAAATATATTTAGTAAATATGATTTAGAAGTTTTAATATCTAAACTTATTGCTAAATATGGTATGTTAAATTCTGATGATGAAAATAATATGCATTGGTATAATTCAAAAAATAAATATGCAGGTTTAATTAAAAAAGCAATGTATAAAAAAATTAAATATAGATTTGAAAAAAAAATGGATTTCTAATATTTAA